AGTTTTTAACATTGTATGAAAAAACTGATTTACTACTGATGCATCTTTATTAAAGTTTTTAATGATACCCAATGATTCATCATCACCACTTAAATCCTTTTCCCAATAATTTGCTGGGTTAGATTTAAGTTTCTTGAACTTTTCAATAATACCATCTTCATCTCTACCAATTACTGGTGGAGTACCTCGTTCATCCCATTGTTCAGTAACCTCTTTACGAAGTAAACGAGCCCAAGACACAAACTCATCATCGGTCATTTCTAACAACTGATGATATGTTCTATTGGAATTAAACTCGGAAAACTTACTTCTTTCGTAAAAGTGTTTGTTACTCATTAAGATTGAATTTCTACAAGATAATAATTAGATTCGTAGTTATCGATTGAAAAAGAAATATGTGCCAATCCTTGTGATGAAATCTTTAAGGTAGCATCTGTTGCTTCTTTGTTTGCAACTAGTATCTCTTTTAAGTATGTTGCCGAAAAAGAAATGGGTTTTACATCACCCTCACAAGTACAATCAACATCAATGTTAATTCTGTTTGTGTTAATATTTGAATAACCTAATACAATAGTTCCTTTGTTATCTTTACAAGTAAACGTAAAGTTGTTCTCATCTTGTAAAGCACCCTTTGCTTTGATAAACTTTGAAATAAAGTTTGAATCTAATTTAATCTCACTATCAAAGTTTGGTAATTGTTTCAAATCTGGTACATTAGGAATAACTGATAAATCAGCTAACATATAATTTACATTTGTTGAACCATCTTTGAATTTCAAAGAAACTGGCTTACCATCGATATCATTAATAGTGAAATCTACATCACTTCCAAGTACTGATAACATTTTTGTTAGTTTGGTTGTATCATATACACCAAATTCTGAATTAGTTCCTTCGAACTCTTTCATACTTACACTTCCTAAAACCGATTTATCATCAGAGATGAAAGAAGTAGTTAGAGAACCATCTTTAGATTCCCACTTTACAGATTCTACTAAACCTGCGAGGTTGTATTTTGATACAAACCTATTTAATGATTGTTTTTCCATTGTTTTTATTTACTATTATAATTTATATTTGTACAAATATACGAAATTTATTTGAAACTACCAAGTCTTTTCGTATTTATTTACATTCCTGGCATTTGCATCACAGGAAATTGTGGTTTTTCTTCTGGCTTATCCACTACCATACATTCTGTTGTTAAAATCATTGATGCTACTGAAGCAGCATTTTCGATAGCAGTTCTTGTTACTTTCTTTGGGTCAATGATACCCGCTTCGAACATATCAACAAATTCTTCGTTCTTTGCATAATAACCACCACCATTCTGTTTGATGTATTCTAAAATAGAACCTTCAGTTACACCACAGTTTTTAAGAATCTGAGAGATTGGTGAAGCTAGTGCCTCTATTATTATATTATATCCAATACAAAAAGAGTTACTTCCTTCACATGGAATATCTGCAAGAACATCTTGAATCTTAAGTAATGCAATACCACCACCTTCAACAATACCTTCTTCGATACCAGCTCGTGTTGCATGAAGTGCATCATCTACTCTATCTTTCTTTTCTTTCATCTCAACTTCAGAACCAGCACCTATATAAAGTACTGCAACTCCACCACTTAGTTTGGCTAATCTTTCTTGAAGTTTTTCTTTATCGTAATCTGAATCAGAGTTTTCTATCTGAGTTTTCATTTGTTCGATTCTTGATTTGATATCATCAGAGTTACCACCACCATTTACAATTGTAGTATTATCTTTACCGATTGTAACCTTTTCTGCAGAACCTAATGAATCAATAGTTGCATCTTCTAGTTTTAATCCAAGTTCTGATGATATAAATTGTCCACCAGTCAAGATGGATATATCTTCCATCATTCTTTGTTTTCTATCACCGAATGCAGGTGCCTTAACAGCACATACTTTAAGAGTTCCTCTTAATTTATTTACTACAAGTGTTCCGAGGAGTTCTCCTTCAACATCATCTGCAATAACAAGAATAGGTCTATTCTCACCAGATGTTGCTTCTAGTAAATGAAGTATATCATTCATAGATGATAACTTACCATCATATAATAGGATGTATGGATTTTCTAGTTCACAAGTCATTTTTTCTGCATCAGTAACAAAGTGAGCTGATTGATATCCTCTATCAAATTGCATACCTTCTACAATATCCATATAAGTTTCAATACCTTTTGATTCTTCAACTGTGATTACACCATCAGTTCCAACCTTTTGGAATGCATCAGCGATAAGTTCACCAATTACAGTATCATTGTTTGCTGATATTGTAGCAATTTGTTTAATCTTATCATAATCAGAACCAACAACAATTGCTTGTTTACCTAGTTCTTCTGTTATGATACCAATCGCCCTTTCAATACCTTTTTTAAGTTCCATAGGATTTGCACCATTTTCAACTGATTCGAATCCTAATCTTGCTATCTCTTGAGCAAGAACAGTTGCAGTTGTTGTACCATCTCCTGCCTCATCAGCAGTTTTGGATGCAACTTCTTTAACTAATTGAGCTCCCATGTTTTCAAACACATCGTCTAACTCAATTTCTTTTGCAACTGATACACCATCTTTTGTAATATGAGGTGTTCCACTTTGTTTCTGTAAAAGAACATTCCTACCTTTTGGTCCTAATGTAACCTTTACTGCATCTGCAAGAGTATCTAATCCATTCTTAAGGGATTCTCTTGCTTGTACATCAAATTTTAATTGTTTTGCCATTTCTACTTTTGTTTATTATATTATAATTCATTTATTATACCATGTGGTATTATACCGACACATTGTCATGTTAGAAGTTAAAGAACTTTTCAGCAGTTCTTTGTTCACTAATTACTTCACCCCAACCAACTGCATCAAAGAAATCTTGAAGTTTATGTCCTAATTCTCTTTCGAAGATTTTGTTGTGGTCAATGTAAGTAGCTAAAAACTCTTCTATTTCTGGTGGGTCATTGTAACCTGTAAATGCCAACCCATCTATTCCTAATGGATTATCTTTAAGATATACCCATTTTACTTTATCACCATTTTTTAGTGGTTCATATTTGAAAGGAGCTTTGAAATGTTTCAAACAATCATTATATAAAATAGATGCTTTAACATGAGCAGGTGTTCCTTTCATCATAGAGAATCGTTCTCTCTTACCTTTCGGCATATACTTCTTAAGATTCTTTACCGCTGAGTTCTTTGCAATCTCAGATGTTGGTCTGTTTATCATATTCTTTTTGAAATCTAAAACATAATCTGAAATCTCTTCTTCGGTTTTACCTTTTAGAATATCAATCAAAACTGTACCCATACATTCTTGGAATGCTTTTGGGAATGATGAACGTTTAACATCTAATCCCTTTACATCCAACTTATCAACAGGTACACCATTATCTGATATAATCCATTGTGCATATCTTTTCTTAGCAATCCACAATCCTGCTTTTGCAACATACTCCTTCTTAATCTCTAATCTATGTTTATCTTTATCAACATTCAAAACTTTTGTTGATAAGATATCATAGAAATCATTAAGGTAATCTTGCATCTCTTCTGCAATATCATTTACATAACCAGCAATTGTATCTTGGTCTTGTTCCTTCCAATTAGGAATTCGTTTATCCATTAAAGGAACTGCCGAGAAGAATACAGAATCAGTATCGATGTATATGTTAGAATCCAAATCAGGATTACCAAGTTCCTTGTTGTACTTGATGTTAGCCATATCAGCAGTTGATTTAATAACTGTCTGTCCTGTCGTGGTAACAGCGGTAGCATTATCAACATCATAGAACCGAAAGGCAGGAAGCCCAAGCACACCATATAAAGAGTTAAGTAAAATCTTCTGAACCAACTGACGTTTGTGAAAGAAGGCATATTTTTCTTTGTTTCCTGCTTTTCCATATTTTTTCATTTCATCTTTATACTCAACTCGTTTTTGAAACCACAAGTCAAGAATACCAGGTATACATCCAACTGAATCTGTTCTGTAAAGAACACCATTAGATGCTACTGAGAATTTAGATTGTTCTAAATATTGTTTTAGATTATCTTTTGTAATTGTGTCCTCACCAATGTAGTAAGTATCTACCTCACCTTTAACAAACTTATTTGCATCCCAATCTTGAATCTTACCAATTTTGGTTTCAGGTGAGATGTTCAAAGTCATAATAATTGATGGATATAGTGAAGTTAAATCTAAATCATATATCCAATCATACTTACCAACGATTGGTGATTTAACATATGCTCCAATAAACTTTTCTTCATTGTTATCTCGAATGGCTTGCATTCGTTCTTGTCTATCCGCTGGTTTATTTGGTGCAACTAAGTTTCTTCTTCTTAGATAAGTTAACATCGCTCCTTCTAGATACTTTGATGAGTAAACAAAATCTTCATATGGTACATGACCAGCATGACAAATACCTCTACATAAATCAATGAACTGAAGTTTCTTATCAAAATCTACAACAAGTTCAACATCCACTAAGTTATACTCAATAAACTTTTCAATATCATCTCTGAATAATTGGTCTAAGTTACCTTGGTATTCAATCTTACCTCTACCCAATTCTATTTGTGCAACTGTATCTAATCGATAGTTTGGAAGTTCACCATAGTTGTAAATCTTATAAAGAGTGATATAATCTAAATAAGATACACCAGCCATAAAATATCTTTTTCTATAAGGTGACCAGAAACATTGTCCTATTGGTGATAATCTATTTGCTTGTCTTTCACCTAACAATCTTTTGATTCTGTTGTATAACATTGGTGTATCAAAGAAATCAATATTCCAACCTGTAACAATAGATGGATTAATCATTTCATATAACTCCAAATACTTCATTAACATATCTCTTTCATCTTGGAATGGAAGAACAATACACTTATCGGTAGTTTTTTCTTTCATACCACCCTCCTTATCAACAACTAATACCCAATATTGGTTAGTGGCAGAATCATGAAGTGCAATAGAAGTAAGTTCATTCTTAGCCTCTTCAGGATTAGGTAATCCACTCAACATCTCACACTCAATATCGTATGTGAGTACAACATGGCCTGTTGATACATCATCTGTTTCGGAATATAAATCTACTAAAGCTCTTGTAGTTTCGGGTACATCTGATTCAAATAAATCAGGGTCATCCTTCTTAAACTTATAAACCTTGGTTAAGGTATCACCATAAATAGATTTATGCTCACCCCTTTGAACCTTCTCATAAGCATAACGAGTATATGGAAATGAAGAATATCCCCTCTGGTCATCCAAAAGGTGAATTAAATTTCTCTCTCTCTGATAGTATATATTCTTATACATTAAATTAACTCCATTTAGTTTTTAGTTTCTTAAACTTCTCTATTTGTTTATCATAAAATACAGGAACTTCTGATTCAAGTATTTCCAACCAAGCTTCTTTACCCATATCTGTAAACACTAAATCTTTATTAGCATTTTTAATTTGTAATTGTCCTCTTCCTAATCCTCCAATACCTAATATACTCCAATCTAATTCCCAAATATATTTTACTTTAACATCTTCTATATTAAGATTACCATTTTTACGAGTATAATCAACAAAAAGATAAGATAGTGTTTTGGTATCATCTTCTAGTAATGGTTTAAGTTTATCAACTGATATAAGGTTTGGCATTGAGAATCCTTCTTCTTCTTGAATAAAGTGAGTTTTTACATCAATATAATCATCATATACTTTATCTGCTTTGTTTTCAAATATTGTAAAATCTTCTGTTGATTTCTTTGAACGAGGTTCTTGATAGTTATTTGGTAAATTACTTTTAACTATTTCCTTACAATCATTCTCAATCTTATCACCAACTGAACGTTGTTCAAATTGGTCATCTAAACTAAAACCTTTTAAGTTCTTTTTAACTAAATTTTGTAGTTCTAAATTTGTCATATCATCTCTTATTTACTATGTAAATATACGAAAAATAACTGATAAATCCAAGCTTTTTTACTATAAAGTTCTTGTAAATAGTGATTTAGTTTTCAATGTATGAGTTGTATTAGAATGAACACCATCGTGTAGTTCAAAAAGAATACAAGTATCATTATCTAAATCTTCTTTCATAATAAAATAATTTCTCCAAATATAACCACTTTTTCTAAAGTTACCATGGGCCATTCCATGATATAATTTTTTGAAATCATAAATTTCCTCTTTTAGATTTTTAGTATCGAAAATTTCGGAGTAAGTATTATAATCAAAAGTCTTTCTTTCTTTTCTAGATGTTGTATATGAGTCATCTAAAATTTCTTTATCTAACATTGCTAAAGATGAAATACTACCTTTCCAAATAGCATTCATAGGTTTTTCAATAGTTTTAGATTTAGCTTTGTGAGTTGAGTGTGTTGATAACTTAGTAATATCACTTTCACTAAAAAATACTTTACCTTCTTTATAGATACCATTCCACATATCAACATACTGTTGTAAAACATCTTTATGAGAGAAAATAGTTATATCAGGAATTTCATTTGAAAATCTCTCTCCACTCATTCTACCTGGTGTTCCTTGAGCACAAGATGATACAACCTCATTAGTTTCATAAGCAGTTCGTAAATGTCCACCTAATTTTAAGTCATTCTGAAAAGAAATTGAAGCTGATAATCCACTTATATGTAGTATAATTACATCTCCATAATATGCCTGATATTGAGCTTCTTCAAAAATCTTTAATAAATTTCTTTTACTTGTATCATACATTTTGAAAACCTTAAAGTTATCAAATTTAGAATCTGATTTTAAGTTTTTATAAACTTTATCTGCAAGTGTTATAGAAGTCTTATCTTCTTTATCACGAAGTGAAACTCGAATGGTTGATAATCCTGATTTAATATTATGTTTTTCGATAATTTTATTTTTAACCACTACTGGAATCTTGCCAGTTTTTTTATCAATTTCTAATGAGTTTTCTTTAATATCAATAATCTGATTGTTTTTCATCATATCACATATTCCATAATATCTCTTACCATCTCTTTCTTCTGGCAACATTCCAAAATGTTTAATGTTAGCTCCTTCTTTTTTAAGCTCAGTATTAATCATATCAGAAACAAGTAACGAAAAGTTAGTTGCTCCTACGAGTATGATATGCATCCCAAGTTTAGAACTTAATAACTTACTAATAACTCTATGTAGTCTACCATTTTCACCTACACCATAATCACCCTCATCAATTATAAATAACTTACCAAATAAATCATTATACTTTTCTGCTGGTATATTATCTAAATCGTAAAGTTTTATTGTTTTTACAAATCCAGATATTCTTTGTTTAAGTTGATTGTTTTCTGCTTTTTGTGATAAAGTTGTTGTTAGAATAATTTGTTGTTTACTTGCACGCCATACCCGACCACATATTTCATTTATCAACCAGGTTTTACCTGATTGAGTTTCTCCATGTATTACTGTAATACCTCCTCCACTAAATGGTGGGAAACTATTATGTCTTTCTTCAACTCGATTAATTATGTCAGATTTAGGTAGAACATCTACATTGATTGATTCTAAATTGTTACTTATTACTTTCATATTAAAATTAAATTATTTTCCTACATTCCAAAAAAGGGCTCCTTCAGAAGCATGTTCTTTTATAAATTCCCAAGCTTTACTATCATATGTAAGTGAAGATGGGAATGGAGGTCTTTCTGGTTCTTTACATTCTTGATTGAATTTGTATTTCGATAAGAATGTTTCAGCTCTACCTCTTTCTCTTTCTGTTGTGTTATGACCTATTCTAACTCCATATACTTTTGCATCTGGCCAAGCAAGTTGTAATCCTCTAGATAATACTCCACTACTCATTACAGTCCAAACCTCTTTAGGAGGTTCTATATCAAGTGAGAGAGCAGTATTTTTCATTGCCTCTATTATTATCGGATGGTCACCACCGAAAGGAATCAATTGAGAACCTTCATTTTCTTCAACATAATATCTGGCTTTAGCCTGAATGTTAGTTAGATATCCCATTGGTACTTCAATAATGTTACAACCTAAACGAATTGATTCGGTTGTTAACCAATTGTGTTTTCCTTTTGGAACAGTTACAGTTGCCTTTCTATCCAAATCATGACAAGCATATGCTAATGATAATTGTGCATATCCTTCTCTTGGTGAGGCATAAACCCATTCTTTTACATCAGGAAATGATTCAACGAATACGTTGAATGCTCTTCTCTTAGTACCACCATCTAATAAATCATCTCGTACTACTCTTATACCATCGTGTTCTTTGATGATAGGTTTAGGTAATTTAATGGATGATTCTCCAACTGATTTGAAATCAAAAAACTCTAACTGTTTCAAATGTGTGTCCAAGTTTTATTCTTAACTATTTGTTCTACGTTCCACTTACTTACCTTAAAGTTACGAGCAATAACATTAGCAGAGAATCCTTGTTTGTGTAATTCTCTTATTTTCATTACTTGTTCGTTTGTAAGTTTAGCAGATGGATGAGATTCTCCTCTCAACCTATTACTGAAAAACCATAGTTCTTCTATGTTCATTAAAATGGTTTTCTTTGGTCATCTCGTTCAATCAAAGTACTCATGTGGTCTGCAAAGTGTAGAACATGACCGATGTTACTTCGTTGTGCCTTCTTAATATCAAAGGTCTTTAGATACTTCATATTATCTTCATCATAAATACCATCAGTAAGTTTGATTCCAAAGAATTCCTTTTCTGTGTATTTTATATCATATTGAGATAATAGATAGAACGTTCTATCAGTATGAGTCATATAACTAATATCATCGTTCCAAGTATAAACTTCTCCACGATTTTTTACATGCCAATCTGATGTTTGTTTTTTATAGGCCATATGACCCTTCTCACCCAACTTTCCCAAATCGTGATGAAATGCTGAAAATAATAATTCTTCTTGAGTGAAATCTACAATACCACCCGCTTCTTTATAGAGTTTCATCATACGAAGTGAATTTCTTGCCACATTCATAACATGGTCAAGATAACCACCTTCGTAAGCATTGTGGTAGTTTACATTTCCACTCGCTGGAGATAACATTAGGTTTGGTCCTAATTCTTCCATCGAGTACATATGGAGTAATTTATCTAATCGTTCTCCATCAAACGATTTCTTTAACGCCTCGATAAACTTGTTATAGTTTTCTTCGAGTTGTTTTTCGTTGTAACGATTCATAACTTATTGTTTTATAGTTTATATTCTTTCGATTGGTATAGTTATCAGATGATAATCATCGTAATGTGGATGTTTGTTGGTAAAATCTACTCTAGATTCAATCTTAAGTTTGAAAGCCATTTCAGTTTCAACATAAAACAGTTCTTGAGAACCATCAACACTAACCAATTTTTTACTTTTACTCATCGGAACTTTTGGAGTTCCATGAATTTTAACTTCTTTATCGTCATCGTGGACGAATTTTATTGATGCCATATATTGTATTATTTTTATTTACTATGTAAATATACGAAAAAAAATCGAGAATTCCTAATTTTTTCTTAGTTTTTTAATTCATTGAGTGCATTTGTGTATGCCATCTCTGATTGTAAACCTGCAAATCTATGTATTTCTTCTCCATTTTTTTCAATAATAACAGTTGGTACAGACCTAACATAGTACTTCTGTGCTATTTCATACTGTGATTCGATATCAATATTTTGAAAATCAATATCACTAAAATTACCTTTAACTTGTTCCATAATTGGTGTTAACATTTTACATGGGCCGCACCAATCAGCATAAAATTTCTTAACTTGAATCATTATTTTTCTCCTATTTAATTAATTTAACCATCACACGCAACACAATCGGGGTCAACCGCTCTTGTTGCTATATCACCTCTAAGAACTGATTCAGTTCTCATATAATACAACGTTTTAATTCCTTGTTTCCAAGCTTCCATAGTTACTTGGTTAATCCATTTCGGTGATGCAATGGAAGGGAATGCTAAATTTAATGAAACTCCTTGGTCAATATACTGTTGTCTAATACCAGCCTGTTTAACTAAGTCCATTTGATTAATTTCTTTGAAAGTTCTGAAAACATCTTTTACAGGATAAATCTTATCTCTATCTCCATTAGTAACTTCTTCACAAAGTATCATTTTACTATCCAAGTAACACCACTTATCAAGTTCTTTGATATCTTGTACCGAACCACCATCTTCCATTATCTTATCCCAAGTTTCTTTGTTATTGATACCTGCTTTTCTTAAAACCTTTACCAACTCAGTATTTTTTCTAATGAAAGTTCCTTTTGCAGTTTGTTCAGTAAATACATTCGCTGCCCATGGTTCAATACCAGCAGATACGTTTCCTGCTAATTTAGAGTTACTAACTGTTGGAGCAACTGCTCTTAAGTGAGTATTTCTAAATCCACTTTCTCTACACCAAAGAGGTTCACCATATTCTGTTGCTAAATCTCTTGATGCTCTTTCTGATTCTATCTTTAACTGAGAAAAAATCTTACGAGTTTCAAATTGAGCCTCCATACCTTCAAATGGAATACCATTTTGTTGTAGGTAAGTGTGCCATCCTAAAACTCCTAATCCTAATGCTCTACCCTTTTCAGCAGATGCAACAGAGTTTTCGAATCCTCTCATGTTTTTTGCTTTCTGAATGAACTCTGAAAGTACTCCATCCAAGAACCAAGTTGCCGTATAAACTAAATCAGTATCTTTCCACTCATTGTACTTAGCAAGATTTACTGATGATAAACAACAAACAAATGAATGATTCTCATCTGTGTGTAATGTAATCTCGGAACATATATTTGTCATATGAACTTTCAATCCATTCTTTTTGTACATCTCAGGATTATTCTTATTAACATTTCCTTTGTACATGATGTATGGTTCACCAGTTGCTTTTCTTTTTTGTAGTAGTTTGCCCCACTTTCTTCTTGCATCAGGTTCTCCATCTTGAAGTTTTCTCATAAACTTATCACCTACAACTGCACATTGGTGTAGATTTAGTGATTGTCTATTTACATCTCCCTTTGGTTCTCTGATTTCTAACCACTCTTCAAAATCTTTGTGGTCAATATTAAGGTTAACAGATGCTGCTCCTCTTCTTACCGAACCTTGGTTAGTTGCAAGTATCGTAGAATCGTATATTTTAGCGAATGGTACAACACCATCAGATGTTCCATTACCACTAATGTTAGAACCTGCTGGTCTGATTTGGTTGATTCCTATACCAACTCCTCCACCATGTTTTGCAAGTAACATTAGTTCTAAGTTTTTACTTCCAATATCGTAAATAGAATCTGCAACATCAATACCAAAACAAGAAATTGGTAAACCTCTATCTGTACCTGTATTAGATAATACTGGTGTTGCAAGATTTAACCAACCTTTCCAAATATAATCAAAGAATTTAGTTGCCATCTGAGGTTTTTCTAATCTCTGTGCAACTCGTGTTGCAACTCTCCAATAAGCATCTTTTGGTTTTTCACCTGGTAATAGATAACCTTTTGATATAGTTTTAACGTATATCTCTGTGTTAGCCCATGATGGGAAATCCACATCAAGTTCCCAACCTAATTCTTCGCCGTAATTTGTTTTAGCCATTTTTTTATTTTTATTGTAATCTATTTTTCTCTAATGAAAACACCACCTTCGGTCTTTCCTTTTCTATCTTTTATTTCATTCCATGCTGCTTCTAAACATTCAGCTGGAGTGTAACCTAATTGTTGTGCGAAGATAATAACTGTTACAAGTATATCACCAATACCATCTTTCAATTCAGGTTCATTCTTTTTTAGAAGTGCTGCTGAGGTTTCTCCCAACTCTTCCATAATCTTAATCATCTGTTTTGGTGCGTTTTCACTCTTATCAATGTTTCGTTCAATCGCCCAATCACGAATCTTAACTTCTAATTCGTTTAATGTCATAACTTTTGTTTATTAAAATAAATCACCCCAATCTTCACCTTCGTTTGCTTTGGAGTAATCGGTAGGTCTAACTGCGAAGAAATCAGTATGTGTTAATCCACCTGTAAGGTGGTAGAACCATTCTAGCTTTTCTGCTTTTGTTTTATCGAATTCAAAACTTGGTTCATAACCTAATTCTTGTAATTTTGTATTTGTTCTTGCCTTAATAAACTCTTTCAAATCTTCTTTTTCAAGGTTTTCTAAATCACCTTGTTCAAATATCATATCAATAAAGTTTGTTTCTAACTGAACAATTAATTTTTAAGCTTCTTCAATTGATTCTTTACACTCATCTAATAATGTAGGATATTCATTACACATTTCTCTGAATAATTGACAACCCATCTTAGAATGTAGAGATTCATCTCTTACAGACCATTTCATTTGTTGTCCGATACCTTTTAGTAGATTTCTCATTTGGAATGAGTAGAGTACTGCAAATGAAGAGTATAGAGATACTCCCTCACTAAATGCAGAGAAGATTGCTAAACTTCTACCAACTTCCTGTCTTGCCTGTGGATTTGTTGCCAAATCTTCATGTGTCCATTTAGCGGTAGTTGAAGTTAGGAGTTCAAACTTCTCAGCAACTGCAGGTTCGTGCAGAAAAGCTGAGAAATCATCCAACCCTAATGTTTCATTTAAGTATGAATATGCAGTAGCATGAATTGTTTCTTGTGAACCAAACATCATCGCCATCTGTCTTATCTCATGTTTAGGAAACCAATCGGTAACCATATTAGTCCAATAATCAGAAACTGCACATTCAGTTTGAGCAAAACCAAGTAGAATATTCCCCACTAAGTTTTTCTCAGCTGGGGTTAAACGTTCATTCCAATCTTTTACATCACCCTGCATTGGGATTTCTGTATGTAACCAAAATGCTTGTGCTTGTTTTAACCAACCTTCTGTATAGTAGATTGGATATTCGAAAGGTTTGAAAGGAATTCTTTCTTGAAATAGTTTGCTCATGATATAACCTAATTATTTTGATTCTTCTACTGAAGCTTTTCTATAATCGGTTACAAGTTTCTTAATTTCACCAATTGCTTTTCTAGCTCTTGATTTAGCAGCTTTAGTAGTGCCATTGTGTTCTGATTCGAATTGAGTATATAACTCGCTAATGTTTTCGAAAATTTCTTGTGAATTTGCCATAAAATTTATTCCTTATTTATTTAGTTATTAAAATGACCTTAAAGGTCGGTGTTTATAATTATCATATATATTAAAAAACGTAATAGAAATCTTATATTATTTTTTAACTTTTCTATTTTGTTATATTAACTTAATTTTATTCTTAGGGGTGGTATAATTTTTTGATATACTTACCCCATATTTTCTACATATTTCTTATGTAAAAGCTTCTTGGTTTCTAATTGACCACTTGCAGCTTCTTTCTGTGCAATCACACCATCTGGTGATGTTCCATCATACACTTCAATGTAACCTGTATTCGTATCCATCTTACAAGGGAATGTAATCCCATCTGGTCCGAATCTGTTTTTCATAACATGGGCTCTTGCAGTGTTGTTCAACTTATCTTTTGATTTTCTACTCCAACTCATAATGAAATCTGCGTTCATTACTTTTGCATATGAATCTGCAATCTTATCTGCTTCGATAACTTCGGAATCAATTGCTGAACGGTTGGTTTGAGATGCAGTCCATACAGGTATTTCGAGTTCCCCACTCATACCTCTTAGGTCAATATAGACACCTCCTTGTTCTTGATAAGTAGAGTCTGACTTATTAGAATGGGAGAGTAGTAAGTCGGCGTAATCAATTATGATAACATCCGGTTTGTTATCTAACGTAACCATCTTCTCGATATGTTGTTGTAACTTTTTTACCGTAACACCTTTTGGCGGAAAATACTTAATAAGTAATCTTCCTTGAAGATTTTTAATTTTGCCTTTAACTTCTTCCTTCTTGACCTTCAAATCTGCTGAGGGAATACCTGTAAATACAGTATCATATCTTGCACCAACGTAGTGTTCTGATAATTCCATTGTATAATGTACCACACTCAAACCTTTCCGAACAGCTTCTGCACCGATAGCGGTGAGAATCCATGTTTTTCCTACACCCGAATGTGCTACAACTACTCCAAGTTCACCTGGTCCCAATCCACCATCCATTAAATCATTGATTGGATTCCATTTTGTTGCAACTGTTGTTCTTTTCAAATCTTCTGTTCTTTCATCAAAATCTTCGATATAATCCATACCTAAGTTGGTTTCATTCCCAACCTTCATTGCAGCATCTACTTCATCTTTGATTCTATCATAAGAACCAGCTTTGAGTAAATCAACTGAACGTAGTATTACACCTTTAAGATTTTGATTAATACAGAACTCCCTAAATTCATTTTTGATGTAATCTAAATCAACATTACCAATATTAGTAAAGACATGTCGTAATTGTTCTACAACAGTTTTCTTTAATATATCGTTATCTATTTTTGATAATTCAGATTTGAATACATCTAGGGTGGGAGGTTTTCTATATTCGTTATGATATTCAATTATTTCACTTATAATCCATTTATTTGCATCGTTCTCAAAGAACTTTGGATTAGTGATTTCACTTATAACATCAAGAAATTTATTATCTGTAACAAGAGCAGATACTACCTTTGATTGAAAGGATTGCCCATATTTTGATAATGTATCTATTTGTTCTGCCATTGACTCTTTTTTATAACTGATACAAATATACGAAAAATATTTATATTTTCCAAATTATTTTGTAATTAAATTTCCAAAAGTGGTTTTTAACCAATCATTTATATCTCCAAAGTTATTTACAACTTTATATTTTAATAGAAGTTTCATGAAATCCATTTTACTAAGTGGTGTGATTTCTTGATTGAATCTATCTAAGGTATTCATTTTTATGGTACCTGATATATCAACATCATCTAATTGCATTAATTCTCTATTAAGGAGTATTTGATTTTTTGAATTTATAATATCTTTGTATATTTTTATTTTTCCTTTTGTTTCTTCTATCTTCTGTTCTGCTAAGTTTAACAAATCATCTACTGATATTGTATCTTCACCTGTTATTTCAGGAAATCTCTTTACTAAAGTTTTGATTCCACATCCATAAACACCAGGTATATTATCTGATTTATCTCCATCTAGAACTCTATATAACAAAAGGTTTTTTGACTCTATTCCGTACTCTTCTTTTACTAAAGATTTATTGTACATTTTCTTTTTGGTAGGTGACCAAACAATGGTTGTATCATCAACTAACTGAAGGAAATCCTTATCAGTTGACATTAGTACTGCTTGTTCATCTTCTTTAAGAAGATTTGTGGTTATATAAGCCATGATATCATCGGCTTCAACACCATCATATATCATAGTTGTGAGAGGTAATCCATCTAACATCTCGTTTAACCAAACGAATTGTCTTTTCATAGATTCTCTTTCATCCTCATCGTTCATTAAATCAGCATATGCTCGATTTACTCTGAGTTTGTTTTTATCTCTCTGTGCTTTATAACCACCAAATTTCTTTTTACGAGAGGTTGAACCTCCCTTTCCATCAAAAACTACAACTACACGAGTCGGTTGAGTTTGTCTGATTGCATATCCAATAGATTTCAATGCTCCAGTCACTCCACCAACATGGTCACCATCATCATTCATTGTAGGAATGGATGACCAACATCTGATAAATGTATTTAACCCATCAATAATTAATACACGAGAATTCTTGTGTCTATTGATATTTTGGGTTCTGTCAATCTCAACTGACTCTAATATGTTTTTGTAAAGTTTTTTCATGTAAGAAGTTCTTTGTTATTGGATGATTCGTTTAAGTAGATATCTATTGCTTCTAATCTATCTTGAGATTCAGCTAATAATAAAAGTGCCTCTTCAGCATTTTTATAAAAATCTTCTGTCGAATGGTCTCCAATACCAACGGCCTTCTTATCTAATAAATCTAGAGATAAAAGTGCTTTGGCTTTATCAGCCTCAGCAGATTTTCTCAACATTATAATTAATTTGCTCATAATTTTATAGTTTATTCTGGTACTTCAGTATCGATTTCCATTTTATCGATATCTAATGTATCGGATTTATACTGTAAGATAGATTCTTCACAAATCTTTTTATAGATTTGTTCTCGAACTTCTTCTCTATCTTCCATAAGTTCTACCCAATCTTTAGATTGAAATTTAATCTCTTCACCGGTTTCAGTATCAACATACTTATACCAAGCTCCACTTTGGGTTACCATTTTGTTTTCTTTCATAACTTTTAGCCATGAACCATAGTTATCAATTCCTCTATCAAAGTAAATTTCAAAATCAGCCGCTCTTAATGGTGGGCCCATTCTGTTCTTTACTATTTGACATCGAACTTTGATTCCAACAACCTTATCGTTGCCGTTTACCTTCATTTTGATTTGTCCCATACCTTTCAACCTCAATCTTACAGATGCATGGAAAGCAAGAGCTTTTCCACCACTTGTAGTCCATGGGTCACCGAATGGCATGGCATTCATCTTTTGTCTAAGTTGGTTAGTGAATACTAATGAGATTTTCTGTCTACCAATCATATTGGTAATCTTTCTCATCGCCTTCGAGATAATAATAGCTTTATCAGTAGCATATCCATCTTTACCATAATCAGCCGCTAGTTCTGTTTTGGTTGATGCTGCTGCAACTGAATCTACTACGATAGTTACAATTTTATCTTTAGATGTTTCTCTAACTTTCTCAATGATAGTTTCAGTAAAATCAAAGATTTGTTCAACTGAATCTGCTGATACATAAAGAAGTTTAGAGACGTCAACACCGATTGCCTCTAAAAATTCTCTACTTACTGCAGTTTCTGTATCAATCAATACAGCAACACCACCTTGCTTTTGTGTTTCTGCAAGGAGGTGTGCCGATAGTAATGATTTTCCACTTTGTTCCAAACCTGTAACTTCTGTTATTCTACCAACAGGTAAACCACCATAAGGACGATTGGAGATAGCCACATCCAACATAGCACATCCAGTCGATATCCACCCTTCTACATTTGTAGGAGCTTCATCTTCATTTAAGAAGAATGCAACTTTTTGGTCTTTGGATTGTTTGTTAAGTTCACCCGCCAGAATATCTGCCAAGTCAAGCTCTTTTGCTTTCTTTTTCGCCATTTAGTTTGGTTTAGTTGTTAAATAAGTCATCAAATGCAGCCGCCACATCATCAGTTTTCTTTGAATCTGAAGTTGTAGGTTGAGCTACTGGTTCACTTTTAGTTTCAGTTGAAAGTGTTGATTGGGATACTGATTCATTTTTTGATTCAGATTCACCTTCTGCAGTTGGATTTAACCAACCTTCTAATACTGATTTTAATTCATCATAAGATAATTCAGAATATAAATCTGTAATTTCAGTTTGTGTTTCTATAAAAGAAGTTGCTCTTGTAGCATCTTCTGAAACTGCAGTTTCACTTGGTTTTACTCTAATTGTAGTTGTAGGATATGAAGTACCTGCTTCTTCAGCTGATTTGTACTCGATTGTTAAATCTCTACCACTTGTAGGGTCTGTAATATCTCCATAATCAGGGTCAGCAATGTAACCTAAGATTTCTTGATATACAGTTTTACCAAATCCCCAAAATCTAACTCCTTCACCTTCTTCACCTCTTACAACAACAGGTACGAAAGTTCTCAACTTAGGCTCCATAGCCTTCGCCGCTTTCCAATCTTCTTTATCTCCCATTCTTTTTAGTTTATCCGCAAACTCTACAATAGGGTCTGGTCTACCAAATGATTGTGGTGATAAATAAGTTTTGTTGTTAATGTTGTAGTGAAAGTACAATTCAATGAAAGGATTATCTTGATTGAATTTGTAAGGAACGATTCTCACTTGGTGCTTACCAGGTGTTGGTTTCCATAATGAGTCTGATTTCCTTTGTGTGTTTTGTAGTTTGTTCAGTCTACCTCTGATTGCGTTAATGTCTAAAGCCATAATTTTACCTTTTAGTTTTAATTAATTTAATTGTTTAAGTTTAAGTTTTGAGTGATAAACTTATTAACACTCGGTGTATATATAAATATAATAGAACCTCAAAAACCACCGAATCTTTTTGGTTTTTTATTAACAATATGCTAATTTAATTTACTATGTAAATATACGAAAAATATTTTGATTATACAAGCAAAAAGTGAATTATTTTGCCCACTTACCATTACTAACTATCTGAGCAATGATTCCATAAACTGATAGGTCTTGATATGAATCTTCGATTGCCTCTCCAACCTCATCTTTCTTACCTTGTACTACCATTTGTTTTAATCTTTGAATCTTATCATTCATCCTAAACCAAAGACCGGTTAAAGAGATGTTAATATCTGCTTTTGTTTTCAAGTCAGAACCAACTGATATATTATCTGGTCCATAGTTTGCCTGCTTTTTACAGAAAAGTTCATATTGAGTAAACATGATTCTTTTGAATTCATCTGTCATTTCAGGCCATTGTTTTTCCATTTCTTCTACGATATCAGAATTATCGTATTTGATTACAGAGTATTCAACCTCATCAGGTGCCTTAAAATTTAACTTGTGATTTCTAGTTTGTTTTTTTACTACTTTTTTTTGAGTTGTAGTGCCAGTCTCTGTGCTTTTTTTCGCCATAAGATTAATATTTGTAACAAATATACGAAAAATATTTCACAAATCCAAGCAAAAAATAAAAAATTTTATGAATTTGCGTCTTTTATTCTTTGAACTATATCTGCGAAGATAGTTGCTATCTTTGTTTTTTCATCCGCAGATGTTTCTGTTATCTGTGTTGATATAATATCGTTATCTATTCTTGGTGCTATATTTCCCATGTTTATTCCTTTTTATTTTTTATTATGTACTAATATTCCATCTACGAAAAAGTTATTGAAATCTGAAACGGCTACTAAGTTATATACTGTTGCCGATTCTTCAATTATTTCTATGTTAGATACAGATATTTTACTACCATCAAGTTTTAGAAAGTCATCATCTACGTTAATATCTTCTGCTATAGTCCACCATCCTTCGTGTTCTCTATTGGTTACATAGAATGGATGTTCAGTAGTAGTTGTAATAACATGGTCATTAGATAATGTTATTTTAACTAGCTTATTTTGTGTTATTTCTTGAACATCACCCACAAATCCCTCTGAAACTACTAATTCATCAGTATCAAATGTTTTAACCATCTGGCCAGGTTCTATTTCCTCTATGTTCATTTCACTTCCATCTGCCAAAGTTACTTTAGTTCCTGCAATAAAACATCCACCACAAGTTGAACAGTTATTATCACAATAATAGTTACCACATGGTGCCCAAGTTGTATAACAGTAGTTACACATATTGTGATGAATTGAGAACAAACCATCTCCGTTTTTCGAATCAACTAAGAAATAATCATATGGTTCAATATCCACGGAATAGATGTAAAAGTTATCTTTATAAACTATATCTAAGGAACTAATTTCTTTTGTTACATGATTACTAGAACCACTTTCAAAATATACAATCTTATCACCTACCAACAATTTATTAATAAATTCAAATCTTGTTATATCATTTGAACCTGATATTACGGTATAAATTTCATTTTCAGGTGCATCATCAAAAGAAGTTCCATCATTAAGTGTTACTCTAACAAATAAATCTTCTACACTTTCCGAAATTATACTTACTACCGAGGATGTTTCATATGAAAGAGAAGAAGTTGTTAATGCTAAAGTACCTTGATGTTCTTGATAGTCATCACTAGGTTCACCACTATATTCAGAACCAGTTACTAATTGGAATCTAGGTGCTACTATTGATGAACTTATTTCTAAATTTTCAACATTAGTTGTTAGATTATTAGGTATTAAAATATCAGATTCTGCATCTGTGTGATATTGAAGGGTTTGTTTACCAGAGTATTTATTAAGATACTTAAACCTTGTGTAAGAACTCAATGAACTAGATTCTAATCCTTCTTCACCAATTCTTAATCTAAAATTTGAACTATCATGGGATAATGGTAAAACAGAAGAGTTTCTGTATGAACCTAAGTTTATA